CCCAAATAAAACAATTTTTTATTCTTAATACAACCATTCTACAATGACTTATTTTAAAACTATTGTAGATACTTTCGAACTATCAGGGATTCAATCGGTAGTTCAACTAAAAGAGATCCAGCGATCGCTAAGAGACGTGGAACTCGATCAACCTAGGACTAGTGATCCTTTGTTGATGCCTATAATAACCACGGGTACTGTTAATGAGTACCCTCCATCAGATTCTGATGAAATAGTTACTTTCCAGAATCAATCAGGAAACACAGTTTTTCCTAATGACCAAAAGGATGGTGATCCAACTTCTTTTGGTTCATCCACTAGTAGTTTTGATGATACTGAACTACAACCTCGACCTGATATGACCAACTCCACTGAGAGCACTGTCGAGGAACAATCCAACGACAAGTTAAAACAACAAAGAGTTTTAACACCTGAAGAACCAAAGTTTGTTTCTTCAGTTCATACAGCTTACAATAAAAAGGGCCCAACATCATATTTCCAATTTATAAATAATGAGATGATTAAGTTAACTAAGAAACAAGCTAGGAAAATCATTGATGAAGAACAAGCCTTGTATTTTGAGAAGCCCAAACCTATCTTACCAATCCAACAGATTGTTGAAGAACAACCTACGATTGTTGTTCTTAAACAACAACCTATAGTAAATGTCGTTGAAGACGAGAAAATAAAACAAATAATAGGGGATTCCAGTGAAAATACTGATGAAGAATTTGAAGAATCAGATGAAAAAGATGATTCAATAGAAGTTGAGGAAAAAGTGTTTCCCCAACCAATTGAGGATAAAATCCTAGACCAAATATTGTCTAGTGAAGACGATCACCCACAACAACCAGAACCAATCCCTTTGAAATTATACCAACAACATTTCAACCTCTCAACAATTTTATTTCAAACGCCCCTCAATTAAATCTCGTATTACCTCATCTTGAAACTCATAATAAACCTATATTACCAATAGCCAAGTCCTTAGATGAGATGATTCCTGACCCTAAAAATCTTAGTCAGGACCAAAACCTTAGAACTCTCCAAGTGGAATATATATCCCAGCTTGCAGCTTTCAAGGTCTCTAGCCAGAATCTGCTAAACCAGATGTTAAACTATAGCAATAATAATACTACTATCAAACCCTTAACACAAATTACTGAGGATAATATTTTAGACCAAATTTTAATTCAACCCAGTAAAACCAATATAATTATTGAAGAGGACAATTTTTTAAATAAAATCTTTAAACAACCTAAACAAACACATATAATCCCCAGCTGCCCACAAATAAGACAACAACAACTTATTGAGGAGCAATGGAGGAAAACAAAAACCAATTATTTACCTCAACCAAAAGAGATTGATCCAACTATGCCTCAGTTTAGGGAACTTGCCCCGATACATGACGTATCCAAACTACCTTTTGTTCCTGAAGATTCAGACCCTGACACGCTATATGAAGAGCAACCATATGAAAAACCTTTCACATCTATTGACCAGGATTTTAACAAAAAGGAAAACAAACAAGTTAAGATATTAACTCCTGTACAAAAAACACCAAAGGCACATATGCCCATAGTCAGAAGTTCTATTAAAAATTCCAAAAATGTACAGTTAAAGGCCAAGCAAACTAAACAATCAATACAGAATGAATCACCAATTTCATTAAATACTACTGAACTTAGACAAACAAGGGACAACAGGAGAAATAAAAACAATTCTATAAGAGGAAAACAATGGGTAAATAGAGAACCAATTGTAGGCAGTGTTAAGGCAAGAATAACTGAATTTAATGAAACTTATATTAAGAAATATACTTTTCATCACCACGTATACTTACACAATTATTTGTTAAGATACGCTGCACAATTAAAGGTTAACGCTAATCTAAGGAAGATTCCTAAAAATATATTAAAGTTGCTCAAAGAAAACAACTCAACTTACTGTAGTACAACAATACCAATTCATGGCCCAACAGTCAAAGATTGTGCCAATACATTAACACCATTTCTAACTAATTCTTACGTTAACTTCAAAATTGTAAATGATGGATACTATAGTCAGGCTGAACATAGCTATTGGTTCGGCTTAAGTGTATTACAACATGTGATCCAACAACTCACTAGCTATGAGGAATATGAAGTAGGTGAGGCCAATACAATTTATACCGCTATGGAGGTTATTTATTACTTTTTGGTTAGTTATAATAAACCATTACCTCACATGCATTTATTGGAGATCATGACTGAGAAGGAAAGAACGCAGCTTGAATCTTATTTGTTGAAACCTAACGCTTTTCGTTTTAGTTTTAACCATAAGAATTATATGATAGGAATTAATACAGAAAATTTTCTTCTTCAATATTTCATGAAAACTAGTGGATCTTGTTACCTTTTTCCATTCCCCGTTGTGAGTTGGAATTTGGTAAACAAAAAATAAAGGGATCCATAACTAGATTGAGAACCCCGAAAGGTTCCAATCTTGGAGATGCTTGTCAGAAGCTCTCCTACTCCCCTGTCAACATGCCTAAAATTAACAAATTTTTTAATTTTAAGATGCAAGAAGAACTCAAACATGTTGACAACCTATCCCAACAAACCCATGGTTATTGTTATAGGACAACTGGGGATGATTACCCTAAGATTGTTGTTCACCAACAGTCAAAGGTAAAAAAACCTTATGCAATCAGGTTTGGGCCGGTAACAAGAGATGTCCCTTTTTGTACAGACCCAGACTTAGCAGACAATCTGCTCCTTGCGTACTGTAAAAGAATTAGCCCAGTGATGCCAACTGCTGATCCCATTAAAATCATCAAGTTAAGAAACTTTGTGCGTGTTTATTTACGTAAAAATTTACAACCACTCCCTGCCTTCCAAGACATGCAGCAACAATTTGACCTTTGGTTGCTGTCTTGCCATTACACTGAAAATAGAAAGAAACAACTTAGAGCTGCCTTTCTTACATTGAGTGAGAGAAATTTTTTATTATACCAAAAGGATTATAAGATAAAATCCTTTATTAAACGTGAGTTTTATTCCACTTTAAAAAATTTAAGATTTATTAATTCCAGAACTGATATTTTTAAGGTCTGCTTAGGACCTTATATTAGGTTAATAGAAGATCAATTCTTCAAAATACCACACTTTATTAAACACCACCAAGTTTTAGAAATACCATCCCTAATTGATAAGCTTAAAAACTGTAAATATTTTGTACAGACTGATTATACCAGCTTTGAATCTGGATTCAACCCCTTATACACAGACGCTGTTGAATGTCAATTATTCAGATACATGTTTCAAAACAACCCAACAATTTTGGACAATATATTAAAATGTTACTACCAAACCTTACCCAACGGTAAAATAGTACCTCGTAATGAATCTGCAAAACACGTCAAGGGAAACTATCATTTTAGAGTGGTAGGTAGTAGAATGTCCGGCGAAATGTGGACCTCTCTAGGTAACTCCTTTTCTAACTTAATCAACATGTTATATTTATGTCATGAGAAAAACATACAAGTAGATGGAATTGTTGAAGGGGATGATGGTATTTTTGGATTATCCAATAACACATTAAATAAAGATGATTTTAAAACATTAGGTTTTAATATTAAATTAGAATACTTAAAAAGCCTGAGTAAAGCTGTATTTTGTGGCATACACTACAACCCAAATGACTTGAAACCCTTGATTAGTGTACAAAACATATTAAGGGTTGGTTGGACTCATCACAGCCAGTATTTCAACTCAGGACCTAAGGTCCTTAACGAGTTGCTACTTGCTAAGGCCATGTCATTATATTGCATTGGCCAACACACTCCCATAGCTGGAGTTTTAGCTTATAAAATAATTAATCAATTACGAGAAAAAACACCTGATATACAACCTCACAAGAGATATCTGGAGGATTGGTGGTTTTCTACTGTTTACCAACCTTTAATTTCTAAACAAACTTATTTTGGACCAGTTACGATAACTGACGATGCGCGCCAGTTTTATTCTGAACAATATAATATTGACCCCTTAACTCAACTAAAGATTGAAAACGTCATCTTAAGCTGTAGTGATATAACCGCATTAGTGATCCCTATCAACTTATCTGATCAATGCAATCTTAGTAACTTAATGTTACTATGATACTGTTCAACTGGTCTTGTTATTTTTGTAAATTTCATTCAAAATTTTCAACAATTTATGTCAACTTTCAAGTTTCCAACGTTTCAGAATTATTTGAAACAACAAGGACGTCAATTTAGACGTCACCAACAAAAGAAAAAGGCTGTTTACAATAAACCTCCTTTAAGGTCTCGTAGAAATCGCAGAAGATTCACAAGACCTAGAATGCCAAGACTTAGAATAATGTACGGTCAACAACAAGATTTAGCCTTTGGAAATAATATTCCAAATTCTCAAAGAGGAGTTTTAAACACATTTACTACCCCTGTTTCTGAATCCAAAATGATAAAGTCTTATTTCAAAGTAACCAGGGATTCCATCACACTTTGCCAACCGATACCTACTTACTGTTATTCCAATAATTTGGCAGTTATACCTTTACACCCTCAATTTTATCAAGGTAGATTAGCAACTATGGCCGCTACTTTTTTAAACTTTCAAATACAAAAAGCTGTTATACATTATGTGCCCTTAATTGGTTCTACAAGCACAGGTATGATTGCAATGGCTAGCGTGCAACATTGTAACCCCATCACTGCAACAACAAATTTGCAATTTGGACAAATCACCCTACTGGACGCTGAAATCAACCCAGTTTGGATGTGTTCTAAACATCTTGTAACAGATATTGATACAACTAGCAAGACAATGGTCCCTATTACTCGTAAAGATATTCCCAATCAAATATACATCGTAGGATCTGGCTTAGCAGGCACTTTAATTGCCAGCGCAACTTTATTTCTTGAGATGACCATCAAGCTGACACGACCCTCACCTAATAGCGAGTTTGATGTAACTGGAACGGCATCTTATACGATCTCGGCTTTAGGAATACAAACCACTGTTGCAACTACATTAACCAGATACGGAATAGTAATGACTTCAACAATAGCTAATATTGATGTAGGTGAACTGGTTCAAATTCCTGCAATAAATGTCGCAAACACTAATTATTTAGTTGTTTTTCAACACAATTCACAGGTAGCTGACTATAAAAACATTGATGATCAAGGAACAATTTCAATCAACTTCTTCCTAGTTGATTAAAATATTACATTATTCAACACCTTTTCACATTCTTTTCCTTTTAATACTTGTCCTTGCTTTAAATTCATTTAACTCAAACCCAAGTATTTTTTCAATGAAAAATAAATTTCTCACAACGGGGAAATAAAGTCCGGAATCGACTATAACTGTTTGGTA